ACAAAATCTAGTTCAGGATTTGATAAATGAACAGATAAGAATGTATGGTGTTGAGATTTACTATATTCCTAGAAGATATATCACTAAAAATACAGTAATCGCTGAGGTAATACAATCAAAATTTGATAAGGCGTATCCAATTGAAGCATATGTTTCTTCTTATGATGGATATGGCGGACAAGGAACACTTCTGTCCAAATTTGGAATTCAAGATATTGACGATTTAACTCTTGTAGTATCTAAAGAAAGATTTGAAGATTATATTTCACCACTAATAAAACCTATTAGTAATATTGAATTATCGAGTAGACCAAAAGAAGGGGATTTAGTTTATTTTCCTTTGGGAGATAGAATATTTGAAATAAAATATGTTGAGCATGAATCTCCATTCTATCAATTGCAAAAAAACTATGTTTATGAATTGAGATGTGAACTCTTCAGATATGGAGATGAAGTTGTAGACACGGATATTGAACAGATAGATGATAATTTTGTAGATCAAGCATACACTCAAACATTCAGATTAGTTGGTTCAGGAAGAACTGCAACTGCGGTGGCAAATATTTTTGATGGGGCAGTTTCCTCTATCACAGTAACAAATAGAGGTAGAGATTACACATCTGCACCAAGAGTTGCAATATCTTCTTCTCCATCTCCAGGAGGAACCGCAGTTGGGGTTGCAACTTTAATTACAGGTATGTTTGATTATTGCGCAGATTCCAAAGAAAATTATAAGGTTCAAGGAGTAGAAATTGTAAATTCTGGTTATGGATATACTTCCGTTCCAATGGTTGCATTTATTGGTGGTGGAGGAGTTGGTGCAGAAGCAAAAGCAACTATTTCTGATGGAGCAGTTGGTGTAATTACAGTAACTGATGGAGGATCGGGATATGATTCGGCGCCAATAGTATCTTTTGTTGGAATAGCATCCACATCTGCTTCTGCTGTCGCAATACTTACTAACGGATCTATTACTGCAATAAGGATTTCAAACACTGGTTCTGGATACACAGAAGCACCTACTGTAAGGATTTCTGATCCATACTTACTTGGATCTGGATCATTTACCTTTAATGAAGTAGTTACAGGATCTGCAAGTAGCGCAACTGCTCTTGTAGAGTCTTGGAATTCAGTTACAAATGATTTGGAATTGAAGAACTTTACAGGGGAATTTGTTGTTGGTGAAATTATCACTGGAAGCGAATCGGGAGCAACTTATAAGGTTCTAACTATAAATACGGTAGATTCTGATGATGCTTATAGTCAAAATATAGATATTGAGACTGAAGCAGACCAAATATTGGACTTTACAGAAAAAAATCCATTTGGAACACCTTAAATAGTTAAATAATCAATAGTATCTGGGAAAATGTATGTTTGAGTATTTTTATAACGAAATAATAAGAAAGACCGTAATCGGATTTGGAACTTTATTTAATAGTATAACAATTAAGAGAAAAGATTCTTCCGATAATGTTTTTTCTATTGTTGAGGTCCCAATTGCATACGGACCAACTCAAAAGTTTTTAGCAAGACTTGAGCAATCACCAGACTTAAACAAGCCAGTTCAGATTACTCTTCCAAGACTTTCATTTGAAATGGTAGGATTAAACTATGATCCAACCAGAAAAGTTACTCCAATACAAACAATTATATCATCTACAAAAACTGATAAGACAGACCTAAGAGTCACTTATATGCCGGTTCCATATAATGTTTCTTTTGAATTGTCTATTATGACAAAGAGTAATGATGATATGCTTCAGATAGTTGAGCAAATTTTACCATACTTCCAACCCTCATATAGTATAAGTATAGACTTAGTAGACGTGATTGGAGAAAAGAGAGACATTCCCATCACTCTCGATAACATCACTATGGATGACTCATATGAAGGCGATTTTAGCACAAGAAGAGCATTAATATACACACTAAGATTTACTGCGAAAACTTACATCTTTGGTCCAACATCTTCCGAATCTTCCAAAGATGTTGTCAAGAAAGTTGCTATTGGTTTTGTTTCTGGAGAAAATACAGGATCTCCTACAAGAGATATTACTTATAGAGTAGAACCACAAGCAACTAAGAAATATATTGATCAGGTATCAACTACACTTTCAGAAGATATTAATCTAGAAACTACAATTTTTGATGTTGCAGATTCTTCGGCAATCGCAAAAGGATCTTATATTACAATAGACACCGAAACATTATATGTAAAATCTAAGACCGGAAACAAACTTACGGTTAGAAGGGGTGAATATGGCACACCAATATCTCTTCATGTATCTGGTTCTGGCGTAAGTGTTATAACAGAAGCGGATAATGCTTATGTTCAAATTGGTGATGATTTTGGATTTAGCGACAGCTTCTGATAATTATGAGTAATAAATTTGACAATTTAGATGAGACCTTTAATGTGGAAGAAACAATGAAACCAGTAGTAGAAGTTGAGAGTGTTGACGTAGAAAGTTCAATAGACAAATTTGAAAAGGTGTCTGAGGATATTAGAAAAGATTATGAATATAGTAGGGGAAATTTGTATTCTATTATAGAAAAGGGGCAAGAAGCACTTAATGGTGTCATTGAACTTGCCCAAGAAACTGAGATGCCAAGAGCATATGAAGTTGCTGGACAGTTAATCAAAAGCGTATCTGATGCAACTGAAAAGTTAATTGACTTGCAAAAGAAGTTGAAAGAAATTCAGTCTGATGATAAAAAGAAAGGTCCAACAAGTGTTACAAACAATGCTTTGTTTATAGGATCCACAGCAGAACTTAGTAAATTGTTAAAGCAGCAAAAGGAAGATGAAAACGTTTAAACAATTTAAAGAAAGTTGGTCTAATAAATATAAAAAGAGTATCGATTGCTCGAATCCAAAAGGATTTTCTCAGAAAGCACATTGTGCGGGAAGAGATAAAAGAGCTAGTGGTGAAGAAACAAAATCCAATCCAGTAAAATGAACGAAGATCTTAGAAAATGGTTCGGAAAAGGCGGCGAAGGTGGCGTCGGTGGTGGTGGATGGGATGAATACAATACCAAAGGTGAAAGAACTGGAAAATGTGCTCGTGGAAAAGATGATGATGGGAAAGGTCCAAAACCAAAGTGCCTTTCAAAAGAAAAAGCAGCAAAAATGTCTAAGGACGAAATTGCTGCTGCTGTAAGAAGAAAAAGAGAAAAAGATCCTGTAGCAGATCGTCCAGGTAAAGGAGGAAAACCCAAAATGGTTTCTAATAATATTGGTGAAGCTTGTTGGAAAGGGTATAAGCAAGAGGGACTAAAAAAGAAAGGAAAGAAAATGGTCCCAAATTGTGTTCCGGAAGGAGCAATGCCTGGATCTATTGATCCCAAAAAACATAGAGAGCAACAACGTGCTGCTAAAATTAGAAACCTTGCACAGAAAGGTTCTACAGAAGGAGAAAAGAAAGCAGCGGAAAGAAAAACAAAAGGTCCAAAACTTTTTGGGGAAAATATTTCTTTGGTAGATAAAATTCTACTTGAAATGGAAGCAGAAGTGATTAGTGAGAAAAATGTTCCTACCAATCCTTCTCTTTGGTCAAAAATGAAAGCAAAGGCAAAATCAAAATTTGATGTGTACCCTTCTGCTTATGCAAATGGTTGGGCAGCAAAAGAATACAAAAAAGCGGGTGGTGGATGGAAATCTGTTAGTGAAGATGTAACGATTGAAGATGCAAATGGAAATACTTTTGCTGAAGTTATTGATATTATAAAAGTAGATTCCATAGAAGAAACTTGTGGAACTAAAAAGCATGGTGGAGATGCTGGAAAACCAGGAAAAAATAAAAATTATGTAAAAGAAATTGAAGAATCTGTAAGAATGCCTGCAAAGAATGGAAACATTATTTTTGCAATGGTTTCTTGGAGAGGTAAAGTTTATTCTCTTCAAATGTTCTTCCCATCAGGAAAGAAACCATCAAGACAAGAAGTTCAGGATCAAGTAAGAAAGGTATATCCAGATTCTAGACTTACTTACTTTAATATGAGAGACTATGAGCCTGGTCAACCACTTCTTCAAGTTGAAGATTGGCAAAAAGTTAATAAGTCAGATAAAACTGATGGAATGAGTCCTGCC